GAGCAGCTTCCTTGTAAACGTGCTTGCAGTCGGGATATTTTGTTTCATTGACATACTTCACACGCTCGCTCGTTTTTTCTTTATAGGTGTTGTGCTCAATGGTCACACGGACAGGCTTGCCGATAAGGTCTTTACCCATTTCATTAAGCCCTGGATATGATTTTCCGGCAGGGAGCTGTGCGGCCTTGGCAAGTGCCATTATCTGCGCAAACGAAAATCCGTCCACCTGCATATCAGCCTCGGAAGGTTCCTTCTTCTTCCACAAAGAATGAAAGATGTACCTGTTTGAGAATTTCTGAGAAACATCATTTCTGATAACAAGTCGTACATCAAAATAGGGTGTACCGTAAGCTGTGGAATTAAGTGCGGCTGTTCTGACAACGCACTCATATTCGCCCTCAGGAATAAGGTCTGAGCCTGTTCCCACATTATCGTAGTTTGTTGTAAAATTCATTTATATTCCTCCAATACAAGTTTGATTGCTTCCTCTTCACTGTGACATATTCCTGCTATAGCCCCGTTATTTCTCATCGCTTTCAGGAATTTTTTCTGTTCCTTCGATGCCCTGCCACCTGGCTTTTTTACCTCGATGAATATCGCTTTCCCGTCGGAGCGGCGCACGCCGAATAAGTCCGAAAAGCCCTGCGGAAGTCCTGTGCTGAAAAATCTGCCGTCCTGAGTATATCCGCAGCCTACGTTGCAGCGAAACATTATCGCATACGGGGAAAGAGCGGCACGGATATTTGTTTGTATTTCATGCTCCGTCATGCAGCATACCTCTTTTCTTTGCCTGATAATAAGCCCACCCGGGCTTGTAGCCATGCTTGTTTGCGTATAAAAGCAGCTCATTGTAGCTTTTACAGCTGTCGGGGTCGGAATAGTCGATGCGGAAGCCCTCTATCTTAGACAGCTCAGCTTCCTTTTTTTCTATTTCTTTGCGTTCCTTTACGGGGATATCAGCGCCGCAGTATGGGCATTTACGGACAATTTCTCCGTTTTCGTCTCTTGTATGAAAAGTGAGAAAACATTCGGGGCACTGGGTCACAGTATTGTCCTCGGTCTCAGCTTTTTTGACTTTCTTCTGCTTCGGCTTCTTTTCGAGAGACCATTTGCGGTCATCATCGGGCAGACCGTGACGTGCGTAGTTTCCCACATGGTCGATTATGACCGCCCGCTTTCCGGGACGGTATCTCATGCACCTCATAGCCTGCTGAATATACAGAGTAAGCGACTGTGTAGGACGGAGAAGAATTGCGCATTCGCAGTCGGGAACGTCGAAGCCCTCGGATATCAGATCAACGTTGCAGAGAATATCCAGTGCACCGTCCTTGAATTTTCTGACTATCTCATCACGTTCGGCCTTTGGGGTGCTGCCGTCAATATGTTCAGCTTCAATGCCTGCGGAGCAGAACGCCGCAGCCGTTTCTATGGAGTGCCGTATTG